ATCACGATTAGTGCCTTGAACTTCACCGCAGTAACGCTATGAGTACCAAATCTACTCAACACTTCACCCAATGGCTGGGGATTGAGCATAAGGTTCCTGTTATGTTGGAGAACCGCTCCGGCAAGTACATAACCTATGGTTTTGCAAACGAATATCCATACTATCTACTTGACAACTACCGCAGGTCCTCGAAGCACAACGCCATCGTGAACGGTAAGGTCAACTACATCATGGGCGGTGGATGGCAGGCAGGTGAGGATTTGACCGTAGAGCAGCAGGCTCGCTTCATCAAGTTTTTCGATGGAATGTCCAGCACCGAGGACCTGAACGACATCACCGAGAAACTGGTCCTTGACTTGGAGATATTCAACGGCTTTGCGGTTGCCGTCACTTGGTCCAAGTTAGGAACCATTGCCAAGATGGAGCATGTGCCATTTGAAAAAATCAGGGTTGACAAGGAAGAGAAGATGTTCCAAGTTGCGGATTGGTACAACGATGACATGATGCAGCTGTTTCCAAAAATCGAGGACATCGAAAAGATTCCAGCCTTTGACACGGAGAACCGCATCGGTAAGCAGCTGTTTTACTATCGGGTGTACGCTGCTGGCGTAAAGCATTACCCTCTGCCGGAATACATCGGAGGGAATGCTTGGATTGAGGCAGACGTGCAGGTGGCTAACTTCCACAACAACAACCTCCGCAACAACTTTTGGGGTGGGTACTTGATAAACTTCAACAACGGTATTCCAACCCCCGAAGAGCAGGGCGATATTGAGCGTCAAATCAAACGCAAGTTTTCCGGCACAGACAACGCTGGCAGGTTCGTGGTGACCTTCAACGATGACGCTGCCAAGGCTCCGACCCTTGAACCGCTCACTCCGAGCGACATGGACAAGCAGTTCGAAATCTTGAACAAGGCTATCCAACAAGAAATCTTTATCGCCCACCGTGTTACCAACCCGATGCTATTTGGTGTGAAGACCGAAGGCCAATTGGGTGGTCGCAACGAATTGGTCGAGGCTTACGAGTTGTTCAAGGCAACGTATGTGAACGACAGGATACGCAAGGTTGAGCGGATGATTAACTACCTCGGCTCGTTCAATGGCGTGGAAGGGATGGAACTGATTCCTGTTGAACCCATTACGGAGCGACTAAGCGAGCAGGCCTTGTTGCAGATTATGACCCAAGATGAACTGCGTGAAAAAGCAGGTCTGCAACCGCTTGAGAAACCTGCCGATGTGGTTGGGCCGAATGCACAGCCTGATGAGCAACCGCAAGCCGTTGAGCAACTTGCCAGCAACGACAACATCAAGAAACTATCGGGCAGGGAGTACCAAAACCTGATGCGAATTGTCAGGCAGTACATGCAAGAGAAAATCACACTGGAGATGGCTCGGACCATGCTTTCGGCTGGATTCGGGTTATCATCGCAAGAAATTGACACGATGCTGGGAGTTCAGTCACAAGCTTTCAGCGAGCCTACATGGGGCGAAGAGGATGATGAGGACTACGGCTGGGGCGATGAGGAATTCAAGGTTTTGGAAGTGGTCGCAAGCAAGTTCGGAAGCCATGCAGACGACTACCACGTCATGCACTCCAAGCCGATGCGGTTTGATACGAATATAGATGAAAATATTCGATTGGCCTTTGCGGAACTGGGCGAGGAAGAAAAAGAACTGGACAAGAAGATTGAGGCGTACCGCAAGAAGAACCGTGATGCCAGCGTGGAAGAAATGGCCAAGGAGTTCGGGGTCAGCAAGGCGAAGGTCGCCAAGCGAGTGGCCTACCTGATAACCAAGGACCGGTACCCAATCAGCAGGGCGGTGGACCAGATTGCCGAGCAGAACCTGCCTAAAGGCGTGAAGGAAGTTGCCGAGCCTGTACTGGAGGTCCGTTATCGCTACGCATGGGCAGCAGGCTTCAGCAACAAGGACAAGAAAACAAGCCGTGAGTTCTGCAAGGTCATGCTGGACTTGGCCGACCAGGGTAAGGTTTACACCCGTGACGACATCGATGGTATTTCTGCTATCATGGGGTACTCTGTTTGGAACCGCAGAGGCGGCTGGTACCACACCCCCAGCGGAGTGAATCGCCCCCAATGCAGGCACGTATGGGAGCAGCAGTTGGTCATTCGTAAGGGCAATAAAATCAGCAAGGCATGAAGGCACTATTCATAAGCGAAGAAACGCTGCTCGACAATAGCATCATCAACGAGAATGTATCCTACACGCAGATACGGCCAACGGTAGTGAAGGTGCAGGAGATGCGGATTCAGCCCATCGTTGGCTCTCCGTTGTATGGTGAATTAGTGACGCAGGTCGTTAGTGGTACGACTACGGCTCTGAACCAAACGCTGCTGGAGGACTACATCCAGCCTGCAATGATTCAGTGGCTCTACTACGAACTGCCGATGGTCCTTGCGTTCAAGTACATGAACAAGGGCATGGTCCGCAGAACAAGCGAGGAATCCACGCAGATGAGCATGGAAGAAATCACCCGGCTGACCGACAAGGTCAAGAACGATGCCGAGTGGTATTCCGAACGCATTACCCGGTACTTGATGGAGAACCGCAACAGTTATCCGCTGTGGAACTCGCCTCCATCCGCTTTGGACACCATCTATCCGAATGGAACGAACTACCGAACAGGTATGGTCTTAGATAAAGGCCGAAGGATGGGTGTAAGCAACTTGGACTATCCTTACCCGTATGGACCTCTCGGAGGGTGCAACGACTGCTAAGATGGGAGCGCATAAGAAAAACATACTGAAACTACAAAACTATGTCTTGGATAAAAATCAAGCAGGCCCTGCTGGACCTTGCCAACAGCCATCCGCAGGTGAACAGCTTCGGAACGGGGGACCCGTTGGCGGTGGGAACGGACAATGTAATCAACCTGCGAACCCCAAGCCGTGAGCGGATTGTTTACCCGTTGGTCTTTGCGGACGTTCAGTCTGCGACTACTAACGCTGGTTCTTTGGACTTGGTGGTTGGTGTATATTTCTCTGACCGTGTGGAATCCATTAAGCCGATGGGCGGAGTGGTTTCGGGCAGTCCTACGCTGGGTTGGCAGGATAACGAGGATGAGGTTTTGAGCGACCAACTGCAAATCGCACAGGACTTCATTAGCTCGCTTACAAACGACCCAAGCGAGGAATGGACACTAAGTACCTCCGTAAGCCTTACACGCTTTGTAGAGAGCCGAGATGACCGCACAGCAGGGTGGCAGGTTACGATGACCTTTGAGATTCCTTACGGTCATGGCGTTTGTGAAATTCCGACTTAAAATACATTTACACTTAAAAGACAATTATGCCTACACCCATATTGCAACAAATGCTCGGACAGGGCGGTACGATGGAGTTCGTTGATGCTGCCGTGAGCGGTAAGAATTACGACTTTATTGTAGTGAATGCCGCTGCAACCTTCACAACCCTTACTGGAACTGGAAGCGAGAATCTCCTGACCGCTTACAACTTGAGTGGCAAATCCGTATCCGCTGGTATCGTTATCAGCGGAAGGAATGGTCAGAAGATTACTGCGGTTACTCCTTCGGTCGGTTCGGTTATCGGTTACACCTTCCTGTAATGCTGATAGGCTACGGCTACGGCTACCCGACCAATATGCTCCAAGGCGGCGTGGCTGCTGGGGCATGGGCTGCGTACAATGCTCGTGCAACGGCTGATGGTGCTGCTGCGGCAGAGGATGCGGTTAGCGGTTGCCTTTACAATCGCTTTGCGATTATATTCAATTTCTAACGATGCCGACACCTTCCCTCCTGATTGTTCCCGCACGCTTCAAGTCGGGCAAACTTTACTCCCAAATCCCAACCAGCGGAGCAGGCGACTTCACGGTCACCCGTGCGACTTCGGCGACCCGTGTGAATGCAAGCGGCTTAATTGAATCGGTGACTTCGGGCATCCCTCGCTTGGACTACTTTGCCAGCGGAGGAACGGCGGGCTGTCCTGCGTTGCTCGTTGAGCCTGCGGCGACGAATCTTTGCTTGCAGAGCGAAGCGTTCAATACGACTTGGACCCGTGTTTCAGGCGGTACGGGTTTGCTACCTGTAATCACCGCAAACGCCGTGGTTGCGCCTGACGGCACGACAACTGCGGAAACGATTGTTTTTGATAGAAATGCCGTTTCAGGTACTGCAAATTTTAGTCAAATTCAGCAAACAATAAGTTTAGCCACAAGCGGAACTTACACCCTTAGCGTGTACGCCAAGGCTACGGCAGCAGGTGATGTCGGTAAGCAATTTTATATCAGGGCCAAGGACGTACTCGTTTCGGGTGCATTGACAAGTTCTTGGGTGCGATATACAAGTACGGAAACGGGAGTTGCGTCGGGAAATACAAATGTAATGATTGGGAATCGTGGAGGCTTTACCGCAGACCAAAGCGTCAGCGTCGACCTATGGGGCGCACAACTTGAAACAGGCTCGGTCGCAACATCCTACATCCCCACCACCACAGGGTCAGTCACACGCAACGCAGATGTCATCTCGGTCAGCGGAGCGGTCAGCGGGTCTATCGGGCAGAGGCAAGGAACCATCTATTGCGAGTTCGCTTATTTTGGAAGGCCGATTAATAGAAGTGGCCCATTGTATTTAAGGCAATCGGCTTATCGCGGTATGTCAATCAATTCCGATTCAATCAACACAGGTATTGCGTTTGGCTCTAGTAATGATGGCGGTAGCACCTTTATTACCCTTGTTCCCGGTGCGCTTCAACTTGGAACTTATTACAAAATTGCAATAGGATATGACGCGGGAAACACTCCTGCGGGCGGTCAGCAAGCGAATGGCGTTGTTGCCTATGTCAATGGGGTGCAAGTTGCAACAGGTACATTACGAGTTCCTGACCCGGTTGGATTGTCGGAATTTAGGATGTATTCAGCAAATTCTGGGAGTGATAGCGAAATACTCAACGACCGCATCCGTGCCGTTGCCCTCTACACCACAAGGCTCACCAACGCTCAACTCGCAGCCCTCACGACCTAACAATGGCAACCTTCCGCAAGTACGCATTTCCCAAGCAGAAAGATGCAGACAAGGTGCTGGCTCTCTGCACAGGCACGACCGCAGCGGTTGACCTCGGCATCATCGACAGCCTTATCTGCTTACGACATCCTGTGGGAATCAGACGCTCCTTGCAATCGCCACCCAGTACGAAACTTGGCCCACACCCTGCGGAGTGCATTCCTTCCTCGGCTGGGATGAGCAGTATGCAACCGACTACCACCAACACCAATCGCTATGAAACTATTCCGCAGACGCAACCCCGAAAACACCCCAAAACTCCCTCTTATGAAAGCAGCAACACTCGCACTCCTTCGCCACCTCCTAACCTTCATCGGAGGCGCACTTGTCGCCAAAGGTTTCATCGACACCGAATCCCTGCAAGAACTCATCGGTGCAATCCTGACCCTGCTTTCCATCGGCTGGATGACCGTAGATAAAGCCAAAGCAGCCCCTAAGGCGTGAACCTCATCGAAACCAGCATCGCCACCACCCTCGGTGCAATTGCTGGGGGAATAGTCGCTTGGCTGACCAAAGGGCGGTATGAATCCGATTCCTTGCAGGTCAAACAGGCACAGGCAGTCCTCGCTATGTGGCAAACGACATCGGAAAATCAAAACAAAGAATTAACACAACTACGCAATGAGGTTGTAGTTTTGCGTCAACGACTTGAACAAATGGAAGTTACTATCCACGAACTTCAGTCGGAGAACGCACAACTAAAATCCATGCAATGATTTTAAGCCGAAAGTGCCGCAACGTTCACATCATCGACTGTGAGCGAACCCAAGAATTTCTCCTGATTTCCGACCTGCACTGGGACAATCCCAAGTGCGACAGGGAGTTGTTGAAGAGCCACTTGGAGGAAGCCAAACGCAGAAAAGCAGGGGTCATCGTGAACGGTGACTTTTTTTGTTTAATGCAAGGCCGTGGGGACCCACGCAGGTCCAAGGACGACATCCTGCCGGAACACAACAACGGTAGGTACTTGGATTCAGTCGTGGACACGGCAGTCGAGTGGTTTGCACCCTACGCAGAGCAACTGCTGGTCCTTGGCTACGGCAACCACGAAACCTCCATCATCCAGTACCAAGAAACGGATATACTGCTTCGCTTCGCAACCATCCTGAACCACACCTGCAAAAGCAACGTGCAGGTCGGGGGTTACGGTGGGGTGCTGGACATCAAAATGAATTACGACAAAGTTAGGTCATGCAATTTTGTCATCCACTATTACCACGGTGCTGGCGGTGGTGGACCTGTCACCAAGGGTATCATTCAGGACCAGCGTATTCTTGCCAACATCGAGGGGTACGACTGCACATGGCAGGGTCATGTTCACGAACTTTATTATCATCAAAATATCGTAAACCGCTATGACCGAAGCAATCACCAAATTTATCAGAAGGCGGTTCACCAAGTCCGCACGGCCACATACAAAGAGGAATGGCAAAACGGCTACATGGGGTTTCACGTTGAGCGAGGCCGAGGCCCAAAACCTTTGGGAGGCTATTGGCTGAAACTGGAAGTAGAGCGGAACCAAGAAGTGAACAGGCGAGTTCCCGAAGTGCAGGTGTACACCCAGTTCACCACCTGCGACAGGCTCTACTCACCGAACTCGTAGAGGTAGCCGTATTCCTTTCCGGCATTAAACTGGGGGCAGTCCTTATACACCTTAGGAAAGTCCCTGTGGCCTTTTATCGTGGCTTTGGGGTACTGCCTCAACCACTGCAATAAAACCCCTGCAATCGCCTGTCGTTGGCTTATGGTGCGGTCGTCCGTATGCTCGCCTCCGATATAGGCAACATGGAGGCAGTGCTTGTTGTACCCTGCAACTCCGTTGGTGATTTGGTCGTCCTTGGCAAGGGTCTCGATGTTGCCGTTGGCCTGTATGATTTTGTGGTATCCCACGGACTTCCAGCCGAGGACTTCCTTCCAGTGTCGTTTGATGGACGCAACGGTGGTCTCGTGAGGCGTGGCCGTGCAGTGGACCACGAGGTACAGGATGTCTCTCATTCTTCGGGGTTGAGCAGGGGAAAGTAATCCACCCCGACCTCGGGGGCGGTGGTCTCGCAGGTAGCCACATTGGCTGCCTGGACATTGTGCCAGCTGGTCATGCTGGGGTCATAGCCCAAAAGTTCGCAGCATCTGCGGTATTCGCAGAGCAGGGTGTGGTCCTCTTCGAGGGATTTCAGCGGAATTGCGACCATTAAACGGTCGAGTGCATTGGTCAAAGCCTTTGCTGAACGGTAGGTGTAGTAGGTGTGCATGACCGTAAATGTAGGAAAATAGCCTGAAATCGCAATAAAATAAAAAAGAAAATTTTTTTGACACATAGTGGCGCAAATGTTCAAAAGTCGTTGTACCTTTGACATACAAACCAACCACTAAACCCCAAAACCATGAACAACCAACCCACCGAAATCTTCCGCATCAACGACAAGCAATGGGATTACGCTGACTACCGCCTAAGCGTTATCGCAGTTTTTGGCTACATGTTTGCCAATAAACTCAAGCAAGTAGGCGAAACCCTAAGCATTGAAAACGGAATTAAGGTTTGGACGATTGATGTAGCACCTCAATCAGCCAACTAAGCAACCGAGGGGTGCGACTCGCCAACGCACATTTTTAACTCCCTAAACCCCAAACCCATGACCAACATCAAACCAAAACCCGAACGACTTGAAGAGGCAATCTTGCAACTCGTTGCAGCCTTCGCCTTCTTTTGGATTTTCATCCGCTGGGCTGTATCCCTAACCCTTTAACCCTAAACCCCAAACCCATGACAACACACCGATTCAAAACCACCAACATCAAAGGCAAGGAGTACGTTGAAGTCAATCAACGCCTGCTCTACTTCCGCAACGAACAAGCCTACGCAGGCTGGTCGTTGGAATCCGAACTCATCGACCTGCAACCCGACCGCTGCTGCATTCGTGCAGTCATCCGGGACAACGAAGGTCGCATCCGTGCAACAGGCCATGCCTCCGAGGACCGCACTTCCAGTATGATTAACAAGACCTCCTATGTCGAGAACTGCGAAACCTCCGCATGGGGCCGAGCCTTGGCCTGCATCGGAATCGGAATCGAAACGAGCATCGCATCATCTAACGAGGTGCAGATGGCTATCGCCCAGCAGAACCTTGGCGACCTGACCGACAACCTTGGCCTTGTGCCGGACTTGGAAGGGCTGACCTTGGATACCTTGCGTGCGGATTACTTCAACCTCGTTGACCGTATGCCTGAAGCCGAGCAACCTAAGCTGCGAGGTGTGTACGGCTTCACAGCCGATAAGTACAGAAAGGGAATCGCCTACATGCAGTCTAAGCTGGAAGGGGGTGCAAAATGAACCTGCTCGCAAAGATGAACGCAGCGGAGTACAAGAAACTCTTGGAATACAAAGCAAAGTACCCAGCCCTTGGTGAACGCTTGGTGCATTCGCTTAGCGAAACGCACTCGGTCCTTCGCCTAACCCTCATTGACTGCATGGACCTTGCATCAGCCCTTGGCATCGAATACCTCACCTTTGGTGGCGAAATCTTAAACATTTTTCAATCCAAACCATGAACCTACCAACCCTAATCACCATCCCCAAGGCTGACATCTGCAAGGCAGAAATCGCCCAAATCGCCCAGCACCTGATTGACCGCATCAACGAAGGCGAGGTCAATCCGGTTGAGGCTCACATCAAACTCAAGGCCATTGTCAAGGCTTTGGAGGTTACCATCAAGGCCACCGAGGAAGTGGTCACCACCGAGGCTGCAAAGCACGGTAAAACCTTTCAGGCCTTCGGAGCGGAGATAACTCTGAAAGAAGGTAGCATCGGTCCAAACTGCGATGAGGACGCAACCTACGCAGCCTTAAAGGCCCAGCTGAAGGCAAGGGAGGAACTGCTGAAGATTGCCTTCCG